AGCCAAAGTAACCATGTAATCACGCGTTCTTTGCCCCAATATGTCGTACACATCTGCGGCTTGTTGAATTGCTTGTTCTTGTTCTTTTGTAACCGTATTGGCTTTTGCCATATCTTCGGCAAGGGCAACAAAATCTACACCTTTGGCGGCTTTGCCAAAAACCTCCATTCCCTTTGCATTACGGGTAATGGAATCTTGCATTGTTCCAAGATTTTTAACTACTTTATTTAATAGTTCTTCTTCGGAAAGTTTGCCCAAATCTTGTAGGCTTACGCCCAACATAGTTGTAGTTTTTTGCGCTTGTAAAGAACCTCCCGCGGCTTCATCAATAAACTTTGTAAACGATGATAAAAGTTTACCTGAATCACCCGCTTTGCCGCCCGCATTGGCTAAAGCATTGGAAAGTTTAAGAACCGTTCCAATAGCAACATCATTGGCTTTGGCTACATCGGCTAAATCATCGGCGTATTGAAGTGCGGCGGCACTAGCGGCAACCAATGCGGTTGCGCCTATCTTTCCAAACCTTTCTGCGGTTTGGCTAAATTGTTCAAGTTTCTTACCCGCGTTTTCAATACCTTTATTGAATTCTGCGGTATCAAGCCCTAGCACTACGCCAAGGCGGGCAATCATATTAGCCATCTTTTACCCCAAACAATGTTTTATCAAATCCTTGCGCCTGTTGCATAAATGCTAAAAGGCTATTATTTACTGCCGCTTTTTTATGTTCATCACTTAAAGGCGGGTAGATGTAATCATACGCACTACCCAAAATGTTGGCTAGTTTATATGGGGGCGAATTTGCCGTTCTCATGTAATTAAACACCCCGTTAGTCAGGGTCGCCAATTGCGTAAGAACTCCGTAATTTCCAATCATTCCATCGGCATACATTGTTTGAATGTTTGCCAAAGTTACATCATCTAATTCGGCTATTGTTTCTAGGGTATGCCCGTTGAAAATCATTGCGGCTAGGCATTGGCTTTTCAACGAGCCTATTAGTTTCCCCGCGCTTCCCTGTAGGTTGGGCTAATTACTTCGCCAATCTTTTCTACAATTTGCATCTGCACGGAAATAGGGAATTCTTCTTCAATATCCGCGTAGGTTAAATCATCAAGGGTTACGCCTTCCATTTCAGGAACAAGTAACTTAAAGAATTCAGTAATTCGCGCTTCGGTAATGGCTTTGTTTTTAGCGGCTTCGCGCATAGAACGACCATCTACCAAAATGTCATCATCGGTAAATTTAAATTCTTCGGTTTGATTGTTTTCAAATTGTCTCAATGGTGCGGTAATTTCTTGGTAGATTTTCTCTATTATTTCTTCGGCGGGGTCAGAAACCTTTTTATAGATTTCATCCGATTCAGCAACCAAAGGGATGCGTACTTTAAAAGTATGCCCACCTAATTCAAATGAACGGATTAAAAGGTTCTTTCTATTTGCTTGGTACTTATCCCCAAACGCTGAACTAAATTTTGTCATTTATTTTTCATCCTGTATTGATTTATTCGCCTACCTAAAATTTCCCCTAGCCGCTTGGCGGTTTGTTGGCTTTGGGATTCCATTGCAGGGCGTAGGTATGATTTTGCACCATTCCTAGCCGTACCAAATTCTTGTGCTATTGCGCGGGCATCACCTTGAATACCCATAAATTTATCAGCATTGGCAACGCCCATTTTGGCTAGTTTGCGGCGGGCGGCTAACAAGCCTTTTCCTTCACTCATTGCTTTTAACTTTTTACCCGATGCGGTAGTTACCGCGGCTATCACGGTATCGTTATCAGTAATATATTTAGAACGCCTGTCGCGCTTGGTTGGTCGCCGTGCTTCTACTTGTAAAGAAAGGCGCAAGCCGCCAGTATCCATCGGGGCATTTGACATTGCTTGGGTTAGAACGGGTTGCATCGCTTCCCGTGCGGCGGGTACAAGAATTTTGCTTTGCGCTTTCTTGTCGCCAATTTCCGCGGCTAATTCTTCAAATGCGGCGTACACATCTTTCAAACCTTCAATTTTGAAAGTAAGGCGCATGATTAGCCCATCGGTTTAATAATCTTTTGATACAACGCGTTGTTTAGCGTATGTACATAATCTACGATTTCATCGGGCGTAAATTTATCTGCATGGTTTGCGGCAATGTCATGCGCTAAAGAAATTGCAGTTAATTTTTGTGCGGTAAACCCAAACCAATCCTTACGCGAATCGGATTGGGCTACCAAAAAGTTCAACAAATCGTTACTATCTTTTATTGTCGTTTGCATATTATGTATTGTATTTACTTAGAACTTTTAAACATACCGCTTCTACAGAATCCGCATCAGCGGCGGCAATGGCATCTTCTAGTTCTTCGGCATCTACTACCATCCCTTGTGCAACCGCATCTAGGGATTGGTAGGTAGTGCTTAGAACTTCTACGGCATCTTCTACGGTCATCATGTGTTATTAGACCAACCATATTGGTTGCCCCTCGGATGAATTGTAAAGTTGCATTTTGCTTCTGCGCTTGGGCTTGAATCAATTGTGAATTGAGAAACGCGACCATTGAACGCATACGCAACCGTATTAGCACCATCAACCGCGGCAACCACAAAAGTACGGTCAACCGTACCGCTATAAGCATCAGAACGGATTTGCAATAACGCGGTGTCGCTTGGATTCCAAGCCGCGGTAATGCTTAACGATGTAGGCGCAGATTGCGTTGGGATTTTGTCGCTTTGGCGTGAACCCGCAACGCCAAAAGATGCAACCGCATCATCTTGACCAAAGGCGGGTACGGCTTCCACGGGCAACAATACACCCGCGCCGCCAGTACCGTTAGCCGCCGTGCCTACGATGGTTGTAACTTGTCCTGTCCATACGGAAAGGTTTGCCGTTGTAAGTGGCGTAGGCGTTGCCGCGCTTTGCATATACAACGATGCGCTAAACCCTGCTAAAACTTTATTTGGTAGTGCCATGATATTCCTTTAGGCGTTGTTAGACCAACCGTAGAGATTTCCACGGGGGTGAATGGTGAAATTGCATTTGGCTTCAGCACTAGGGCTTGAATCAATCGTAAACTGGCTTACGCGGGCGTTAAAGGCGTAATAAACAATGTTTGACCCTTCGGTAGCACTAACTACAAAAGTACGGTCAATAACGCCGCTATACGCATCGCCGCGCATCAGCAAAAGCATTGTGTCGCTAGGATTCCATGCGGCAGTTACGCTAAGTGATGTTGGTGCTGATTGCGTTGGGATTTTGTCAGATTGACGCGAACCCGCTACACCAAAACTAGCAACGGCATCATCTTGCCCAAATGCGGGTACTGCTTCTACTGGAATCAGATTACCCGAAATTGCAATACCCGAAACATTGCCAAGGGTTGAAAGTTGGGCAAGTGTTAGTGCAGTAGGTGTTGCGCCTGATTGGGCATACAACGCCGCGCTAAAACCCGCCATTATTTTGTTTGGTAGTGCCATTTTAAAAGTTCCTTCAAAAGTTGTAGGGTTGTCTTATGTTGGAATATCTAGGGTGCAATCAAGAAAAATTTGGGCTAACTTTTCATCATTGTCATAGGTGTTGTAAAGCCAAAAAACATCTGCTTTAGCAATCTGAAAACCGTTAGTTGCACCGCCAAACAAACCACTATATCCATGCAAGGATTGTAGTATCTGATTGGAAATAGTGAAACCATCTTCTATTACTTGCGTAAAAATACTTATCTGAAATGTTGGGCGGTCAATACCCTTCACGGATTGAACTGGCCCTGTGTAAACATCCTGATGCACATTTCGTAACATCCAAACAATAAACTTAGGTTCAGTTGCAAAGTTACGGTTAAACGCGGCGTACACGGGTACGGGCGTAACAATGCTTTGCAGTTGGTACTGAATCGCTTTGCCATACTGTACGGGATTTTGTTGGGTTGCCATTTACACCGCCGTTACTGGGTCAGTTCTATACGCCAAGATAACCACGGTCATCCTATCGTCAGATTCACGGATGTTATCAATGCGCCAATCGTAACCGTTGTAACTGATTGAATAAAGGTTTTGATTGCGAACCATTGTTCTTGTATTTG